GACGGCGTTTGGACGGTCATCCTTGACGACGAGGATGGCGAGATCACAGCCACCGGCGCAACCGCGCAGGAGGCGATTGAGAAGATGGTCGCTCGTCTGGTCACGACCCTGAACGGAGTCGGGCATTGAGCGGCTGGGACAGCCTCGGCGTGTTTATCGCTGGGCTGAACCTGATGCTCGCCTTCCTGATCGCGGCGACTCTGCCGAAGGTGAGTAAGAACGGCGGCGGTGGAGCCGCTACCATCTACCTCATCGTGGCGATTGCCACCGTGGTCTGGATTGCAAGGAGCACAATGTGGCAGCAGTAAAAGCACAGCGAGGTGGACCGCGCAAGGAGCCTGTCTTCAGGCTGACCTCGTGCGGCTCCTGCGCTGGCGTGCTGAACACGCTGAAGGAGTCGTGGCGCGTCAAGGTGATCACCTTCGTCGCCAACAAGCGGCACACCCGCTTCGCCTGGTACCACAGGAGCTGCGTGAAGTGAACCGCATCGAGCGGAAGGCTCCCTTCCTTGACGATCAGGTGATCGCCGTGCAGGAGGGTCCTGATGCGTGGTGCTACGAGCCAGGAGTCTCTGGCCGAGTCTGGTGCATCCTGAGCCAACGCTACGCCGATGCCATTGCGCCAGACGGCTGGTTCTTTCTGTACGAAGGCATCGGCAACCGAAAGACAAATGCTGACCTGATCAAGCACGGAGTGATGATTGTGCAGCCGAGCCGTTTCACCTTGAGCGACGGCGGCACTGCGCTGCTGGCGAGGCTCGTCTGATGGGCTACTTCAAGGACGAAGCCACCAAGAAGATGATTGACCCTGCCAAGAGCCGCAAGGGGAAGAACAGCCGCGCTCGTGGCAATGCCTTTGAGCGCGAGGTTGCCAAGCGCCTGCTCGGTCAGCGCGTCGGGCAGTTCGGCGGCAAGCAAGACGTTGCGAATGATTGGCTTGCCGTGCAGTGCAAGGTGGGCGGCAGCTTCAGCGAGCGCCAATGGGACTGGTTGCAGACAGTGCCGGTCAAGGGCGACCAGTTGCGTGGCTTGGTGATCGGCGACAGTCCTGGCGTTGGCGGTGGTCGCCGTCGCGCCGTGATCATCCTTGACCTTGACGACTTCTGCGATTGGTTCGTAGCAGCGGAGCCGCCTGAGTGATTGCACTCTTGATGGCGGTCATCTTGACCGTCCATCCAAGTGTGCCAGTGCGGACGCCTCACGGCATCCCAGTGCGCGGCGTCGCATCGTGGTACGACGCGACCTATCACCGCAAGGGCGAACAGTCCACCTTCTACACGCGCGCAGGCTGGGAGTTCTATGCGGCCGTCGGATCGTTCAAGTGGGGCGATGATCCCTACCAGATCAAGGTCTGCCGAGCAGACCAGCCAGAACGTTGTGTGTATGCGCTCGTGATTGACCATTGTGCGCGCTGCAAGCAAGACCTGAAGCGCAAGTGGACGAAGCGCAGCCGCAGCGTTGACTTGTCGCCGAAAGCGTTCGCCGCACTGCGCGACTTGCATCTTGGGGTCGTGCGCGTCATAATCACGGAATGGGATGACACTCGTCCCTGAGCAGAGGGAGGGTTATGCGAACCGTTCGTTCCATTCGTGGCGACTGGATGAGGATCATTGCGAGACACGCATTCCCACGCAAGACCCCACGCGGTCGCATTGAGGCACTCGCTGACGCGCTAGAGATCAGCCGCCGCTCCTGCTACGCCTACGTCGCTGAAGAGCGCCGTGTGCCGGAGGAAGTCGAGCAACGCTTCATCGGACTCTTCGGCGCAGTCGCAGAGGACGGCTGGCGCACCATTGAGATGCTGCGGCCGCATACCAACAAAGCCAAGAAGAAGCGAGATACCAAGCCGCGAGGGATGAGCAAAGAGCGATACCAAATCAACCGAGAGGGCTGGCGTGGCGCAGCGATGCACGCAGCGACAGTGCTCGCGCAGGACGCGCTCCAGCACGTGATTGACTGGGAGCAGAACACAATGACCCTCGGTCAGTCCCTGATGATTGACGAGAAGCTGGACGAGCAGGAGGCGCGTGCCAAGTATCCGCACGGCTTTGACACGCTCGTGGCTGACGAGGACTGGGTTGCCGTCTGCAAGTTGTGCGGGCTGGCTGGGGCAGTGGACGACAAGCTGAAGGAGGTCAATGGGCTGATCTTCAACGTGACCTGCTCGACCAACTCCTACAAGGTGGCAGGGGAATGAGTCTCGCCGAGTTTGACCGCGCCTTCAAGCGCGTTGTTGGAGAAGAGCACCGCTGGCCAGCCTTCAAGATCATTGCCTACTATCTGCTCGCCAAGCAAGGTCCAGTCCACATCGCAGAGACTGGCTGCGCTCGTGAGCGCGACAACTGGAACGGAGATGGACAGAGCACGCAGGTATGGAACTGGATCATCGAGCGCACCGGCGGAAGCGCCATCTCCTTTGACATCAACCCAAGCGCTGTGGCATACGCCAAGAGCGTGGCGCCGCTCGTAGACGTGCAGTGCATTGACTCCGTGCAAGGACTGCGAATGATCCCGCACCCTGAGCAGTTGGACTTCCTGTATCTGGATTCGTTTGACCTGACTGATGGTATTGAGTCACCCACCCATCACCTCGCCGAACTTGCCAGCATCTACCCACGACTGCCGTCTGGATGCCTGATTGCTGTGGATGACTGCAAGAGCGAGACCCACGGCAAACACCGCTTCGTTCGTGACTGGCTCCTGAGCCTGGGCGTGCGCCCATTGCTGGAGTCCTACGTGACCGTGTGGCGCAAGCCGTAGACTAGGCGGCGAGCCGCGCTTTGGCGCGGCCCATCGCCTGCCGGTGGAGTCCTCCCATCGGCAGGCTTACTTCACGAGGACAGGAGGACACGTGGCTGCAGCACCGAAGCCTGACAAATACGACGTGCTTGAGGCATACGTTGCCGACCTTCAGGCTGCGCTCAATGTCTCCTACTGGAAGATCACCGTGGCTCGTGATGCGTCAGACGTTGAGGCGTGGGCTGACATCAACCCGCACGCACAGGCTGAGACAGCCGAACTGCGCGTCAGCCACGACTTCTGGAAGCAAACGCCAGAACTCCAGCGCGAGGTGCTCGTCCACGAGATGCTGCACGTCGTGACAGCCAGACTCGATCAGACCGTTGAGGCGATGGAGGAAGCGTTCGGCAAGATTGCCTGGGCTATCTATGACCCGCTCTACGAGGATGCAACCGAGCGCGTGGTGGATCACTTGGCGAAGGTCATCGCACCTGGGCTGCCTCTGCCTGAGTTCCCGAAGGCGTGACCTTTCAGCGGCCGTGCCTTGACTGCGGCGTGCTGACGATGGTGGGCAACAGATGCCAGACACATCGAGCGGCGGCGCAGAGCCGGTGGAAGGAGGGCAGACCCAACCCATACGCTGACCCTGCCTGGAAGAAGCTGAGCAGCCAGATCAGGAGCAAGCGTGGCTGGTGTGAGGTGTGCGGCACAACCCGCAACCTGACGGTTGACCACCTTGATCCGATCAGCAAAGGCGGTCCGCTACTAGCGCCAGAACACAGGCTTCGGGTAGTATGCAGACCGTGCCACGGTCGCTTGACCAAGCACAAGTAGGAGGACAGAGGATGCCGTACAAGAGCAAGCAACGCAATGCTGAATACCGAGCCGCTTATGATGCGCGCCGAGCGTTGAGCGGAGCAGATAGGGCGAGGCGATACGGCCTGAGCATTGAAAGATTGAACGAGATGCTCGCCTCTGGGTGCGCCGCAAAAGACTTCGGCGATTGCGCTGGGGAACTTCAGATCGACCACAACCATCTGTGCTGCGACAAGGCAAGATCATCGTGCGGAAAGTGCGTTCGTGGCATTCTTTGCCGCAAACACAACACCTCTTTAGGTCACATTGAGTTGGACCCAGCGTTCACTGCGTGGGCGATTGCATCTTACGCATCATCCTTTGACGCAAAGAATCAAATGCCTAGCAAGATTGACTGGGCGAAACTATGGAGGAGAGGACAATGAGCCGCATCGCGTGGTACTCAAACGCTTGCCACATCCCTTCGGGCTATGGGATGCAGACGGCACAGGTCGTGCATCAGATGGTGAGAGACGGACACGAGGTTGCGATCAGCGCGAACCACGGCGCTGCCGTGATGATGAACTGCTCACACGGTCACCCGATCTTTCCTGAAGGTCTGATCCGCTACTCGCTTGACGCTGCACCTGAGAACATCAAGGCGTGGGTCGGCGACCAGCCAGGCTTCGGTGTGATCCTCTTTGACCTCTGGCCGCTGAATGGCGTTGAGGCGTTCAAGGAACTCAACCTCGCCTGCTGGACACCCATTGACCACGACCCAGTGCCACCCGGCGTTGCCAAGTTCGCACTGGAAGGCAAGCATCACGTCATCGCAATGAGCCGCTTCGGTGAGGACAGACTCCTGAAGGCTGGCATCCCAAGAGAGGAACTGAGCTACATCCCTCACGCCATTGACCGCACTGTCTTCAACGACCGAGGCAAGGGCGCACGACAGGCAATGGGCATCCCAGAGGACGCCTTTCTCGTCGTGACGAACGCAGCCAATCGTGGACGCATCCCAGTCCGCAAGGCGTTCGGGGAGATGGCTGACGCAATGGCAACCTTTATGCGCGACCGACCTGACGTCTACTGGATGATCCACACAGAGCCGAACGGACACAGCGAAGGCGTGAACATCCCGCGCTTGGTCGGGTCGCTTGGCATTGACCAGCAGCGCGTGCGCTATCCGCACCCAGTCCACTTCCGCAACGGCATCCCGCAGGACGCCATCGCGCAGATGTATTCGGCTGCCGACGTGCAGCTGCTCACCTCGATGGGCGAAGGCTTTGGCATCCCTGCAGTGGAGAGCCAAGCTTGCGGCACGCCAGTGATCGTCTCTGACTTCAGCGCGCAGCCTGAGTTGATCGGGCCGCACTGCAAGGCAGTCCCAGTTCAGCGCGTGTGGGATGAGTTCCAGACATCGTTCTTCGCCATCCCAAACGTGCCTGCCATCGTCACTGCGCTGCAGGAAGTTTACGAAGAGACGAAGGGGGGGCGGGTAGACAGGGGGGCGGTATCCGCTGCGATGGAACGCTACGACCAGGTGAAGGTCTATGAGGAGGACTGGAAGCCGCTCATCGAGCTGATGACTGCGCGCAAGAAGCCGACGGCAACACCAATGCCGAACCGCGCACAGCGTCGCGCATCCAAGAACAAGTAGAACGTCTGTCCTAATAGGGGGCGGTCAAGATTCTGCAGCCACGAGGGGGGCGGCTATCCAGCGCCGAGTGCCGCGCAGGCGCGGTCAGGTTAGGCTAGGGGGGATTTATGTCAGGACCACCACGCACGCCAAACGAAATCAAAGCCAGACGCGGCACGCTGAAGCCGAGTCGGGCCGTTGTTGTGCAGCTTCAAAACAGCCTGCCTCGTGCGTCCGAACTGGGCGTGCCTGACGGTTTGGGTCCGCTTGCGACCGAGGCGTGGCAGCGGATCGTTGAATACGCCGGCGCGTGGATCGCCGTCTCAGACCGCGACGCGCTCACGATGCTCGTCAAAGACATTGAGTTCCTTGCAGGTCTTGAGGCACGCATCCAAGTCGAGGGTCCAGTGCTCTACACGGACAAGGGCTATGCTTACGCACACCCCGCAGTTGGGATGAGGACAAGCGCAGAGGAGAGTATTCGCAAGTGGATGAATCACCTCGGACTGACGCCATCCGACCGAGCGAAACTGGGGATCGCAATGGTCGAGAGCCAGAGCAAGGTGGACAAGTATCGGGAACGCCTAGCAGCGAAGGGTGGCCACCGCGCTGGCTGACCCCTGTCGCATCGGCTGACCTGAGCCGCAGCCTGGGCGACATCGTTGCCGACTTTGCCGAGGACCTCGTACCCATCGCCAAAGACTCCATCGCTGGCGCCTCTGGCGAGCCGCTTCAGTTCCGCATCTGGCAGCGGCGACTGCTCCGCAGGATGCTGGCACGCAAGGCAGACGACACCTTCACGCACCGCTTCTTCCTGACAGGCATCGCACGCAAGAACGGCAAGACCGCGCTTGCCTCTACCCTGCCGCTCTTCTTCGGACTCTATGGCGACCGAGGCGGCGAAATCTACTCAGCCGCCGCTGACCGCGATCAGGCGAAGCTCGTGATGAGCCACGCCAGACGAGCCGTTGAGATGAGTCCAGAACTGGGCGCGCAGATCAAGGTCTACCGAGATGCGATGGAGTTCAAGGGAACTGGCACCGTCTACAAGGCGTTGAGTTCGGAGGCTTTTACGAAGGAGGGCTTGAGCGCCTCGCTGGTCATCGCTGACGAGTTGGCTGCGTGGCCGAGCCGTGAACTCTTTGACGTGCTCTCGCTCTCAATGGGCGCCCGCCGCTCGCCGCTCTTCGTGGCGATCACGACCGCAGGTCAGCGGATGGACTCCACCGGCTCAGACTCCATCGCCTACACGCTCTACCAGTTGGCGCGTCGCCGCATCGCTGGAGAGAACGACGATCCGACGCTGGGAATGGCGTGGTGGGAAGCCGCTGACGACGCCTACCTTGACGAGACCAAGTGGGGCGAAGCCAACCCTGGACTGCTCAGCGATCCCGCCATCCTGTCGCTTGATGACCTGCTCTCTGCCAAGAAGCGAACGCCAGAGGCAGAGTTCCGAACCAAGCGCCTGAACCAATGGGTCAGCAGCTCGCAAGCCTTCTTGCCGACTGCAACGTGGGACGCCTGCAAGGATGACCAGATCGCGCTGAACAAGGAGGACGAGATTGTGCTGGGCTTTGACGGCTCGTTCAGCAACGACTCCACGGCCATCGTTGCCTGCCGCGTGGCAGACAAGGCGTTCTTCGTGCTCGGACACTGGGAGCGACCGCTCGATGCAGAACTCAACTGGCGCGTGCCAGTTGAGGAGGTTGAGGCAAAGATGCTGGACATCTGCAAGGCGTTCAATGTGCGCGAGATTGTCTGCGACCCATTCCGATGGCAGCGCTCGATGGAGGCGTGGCAGCAGATGGGTCTGCCTGTCGTTGAGTTCCCACAGACGCCGAGCCGTATGGTGCCAGCCACGGCCGCCTTCTATGATGCGGTGGTCAATGGCAGGGTGAAGCACAATGGGGACCCAAGCCTCGCCAGACACGCCGCAAACGCGACGCCGTACTACTCTCGCAATGGGCTTATGATTCGGAAAGAAAGCAAGACCTCGCTCAAGCGCATTGACTTACTTGTCGCCGCGCTTATGGCACACAGCCGAGCGGGTACACTTGGCAATGCGCCAGCGCCTAAGCCGAAGGCTAAGGTCGAGTGGATTGAGTTGTAGGGAGACTGATGGGCATTCTTGATCGCGTCTTCGGACGCAGCGAGCCAGAAGAGAAGCGATTCATCGGCGGCCAGTGGCTCGTCCAGGAGGCGCAGACAGGCGCAGCCGGTGTTGTCGTCACGCAAGAAAACGCGACTTCTATCGGCGCAGTCTACGCCGCCGTCAAGCTGTACGCCGACACCGTTGCCGCAATGCCGTGGGACACCTACATCCGCATTGACGGAACGCGCCGACCATACCGTCCGCGACCGCGCTGGATGGATGTGCCGATTCCAAACAATCCGAACTACAGCGCGTTCCAGTTCAAGCATCGCGTCGTCTCGTCGCTGCTACTTGACGGCAATGCGTTCGTGCTTTGCCTACGCGACACGTCAGGCAATGTCATTGAGACACGAGTCCTTGATCCTCAGAAGGTAGAGATCAGGACTGGCGAGATGGGCGTGCCTGTCTATCACATTGAGACCGTTGAGGGCGTTGCAATCCTCGGCACCGACGAGATCATTCACATCCCGCTCTTCGCCACTGGCGAGATGCATCGCGGGCTGTCACCAATCGAGCATCACAAGGTGACGCTTGGACTTGCATCTGCGACACAACTCTTCTCCGCAAAGTTCTACGAGAACAACGCAAGCGTCGGCGGGCTGATCAAGGTTCCAGGCGAGTTGACGCAGGATCAGGCAGAGGCACTCCGCACTGGCTTCGGTCGCCGACACGCTGGCGTGGACAAGGCGTGGCGCGTGGCCGTACTAACTGGCGGCGCAGACTATCAGCAACTCGGCGCAAAGATCAGCGACCTGCAGCTCGTAGAGACGCTGCACTACGGCGTGGAAGCCATCGCTCGCATCTACGGCGTGCCGCTCCATATGCTCCAGTACCCAGGCGGCAACACCTCCTACGCTTCGGTCGAGTTGATCGGCATTGAGTGGCTGCGACTCGGACTCGGACCAATCATCGCCAACCTTGAGGCTTCGTTCCAGCGCATCGTGCCAGGCAGCCAGCAGACCTTCTTGAAGTTCACGCTGGACGGACTGCTGCGCGCCACGACGCAGGAGCGATACAACTCATACAGCACCGCACTGAACAACGGCTTCTTGAGCATCAACGAAGTTCGCTCGCTTGAAGATCGCTCGCCAATCGGCGCAGCCGGCGACGAATACTGGAAGCCACTGAACATCGGCGTCGTTGGCGAATCGGAGCCGCAAGCCTGATGCCGTACTTCGTCACAGACACAGCCGAGGGCTGCGCGGGCTGGGCAACGGTCAAGGATGACGGCGAAGTGATCGGATGCCACGACACCAAAGATGCAGCGGTCGCGCAGATGGTTGCGGTCTCGCTAGGCGAAGGCATTGAGCCAGGCGGCGAGTATTCAGCCGCTAGGGTTCTGCCAGACAACTACCGACCTGCACTATCGCCAGATGTGCCAGAAGGCCGCGCCTGCGGCAACTGCGTCTTCTACAACGAAGCAAAGATTGAAGGCGACAAGGCGTACTGCGAGAAGTGGGATGACTACGTGAGCGGCGCCTACTACTGCAATGCGTGGCAGCCTGACGATGGCGGCGAAGACGACGGCGAGCAGGACGAGGCGCGCATCCTGATTGACGTGCCGCAATACATCCAAGAGGCTGCTGAGAAGGGTCTGACCTACGAGCGCAACGGCTTCGCCGGTGACGGACTAACCGACCAGACGATTGAAGAGGCGCGTCAGCTGCGCGCTGGACAAGTCGAGGATGACAAGGTGACGAGGATGCGGGCGTGGATTCTGCGACACCGTGGCGACTGGGAAGGCGTACCTCGCAACAGCAATCCAGATGACGAAGACTTCCCAGGACCAGGCGCTGTTGCCGCCTATCTGTGGGGCGTTGATCCCACAGCAGAGAATGGCACGCAGCGCGTCCTAGAATGGGCAGATGGCGTCCTCGCGCCGTTGGCTGATGAAGAGAGGTTTGACGTGAAAGAACTTGAGACACGCGCACTCCCGATGGGCGAGTTCACCGTGACCGAAGGCGAAGACGGACAGAAGACCTTCACTGGCTACGCCGCGCTCTTTGGCGCACCATCCTCTGGGCTGCCATTCACCGAAGTGATTGCGCCAGGTGCGTTCCGACGCACGCTGAGCCGCGTCGCCGATGGCAAGAAGATCGTCTCATTCCTGTTCGGTCACGACGAGACTCGCGCACTTGCAACGACTGCAAGCGGCCGACTTGCGCTGACCGAAGACGAGCGCGGCTTGAAGGTTGAGGCTCGCCTTGACCCAGCCGATCCAGACGCCGCTGGCGTGATCTCCAAGTTGACATACGAGGCTGTTGCAATGGGAATGTCGTTCGGCTTTACGATCCCAAAGAACGGCGACGAGTGGGACGAGGACACGCGCACGCTGCGCGAAGTCAATCTCTTTGAGGTGAGCGTCCTCTCGGCAGGACAGACTCCCGCATACCCAGCGACGCTGGGTCTTACCTCCGTTCGCAAGGTCGCGTCCCGAATGGGCGTAGACGGCGACCGGCTTATCACAGCCATCGAGTCCCTGAAGTCAGCGACCCCGCTGACCGAGGCGGATGTCGAGGTGATCGAGACCGTCACGGAGAAGTTGGCTCCGAAGCGCACAGGGTTGGATTCGTCTATCGCTCGCGCCAAGTTGCTGCTCGCCGAGATGGAATCGGAATCGCTCTAAAAGCCACGAGGTCGCGCCCCGCTGCGCTAAGTACGCAAGCCCGCGAAAGACCATCCCGCTCGGTGAGCCGCACCATTGTGGAAACCAATCAAAAAAGGAGACAGAAATGTCAGACGTAAGGAAGCTACACGAGAAGCGTGCTTCCCTCTTGACCGAGGCTCAGTCCATCGTGACTGACCTTGCCGAGAAGGGCGAAGCGCTTGAGGGCGAGTCACAGGCTCGCTTTGAGAAGCTCACATCAGAGGCTGCAACGGTTGCGGCCGCGATTCGTTCGGAGAAGGATGCGTCAGAGGCTCGTTCAGCCGCTGATTCAGCCCGCGCTGAGTTCGCTCAGGTGATCGCTCCGAAGGTTGAGAAGAGCGAAGGCTCAAACGACGAACTCCGCGCACTCGCCCGCACAGGCGGCGCGCAGACGTTCGAGTACCGCGATGTCTCACGCAGCACTGGCCTGGGCAACCCAGTCACCATTGCTGACCGCGTGAACGTTGTTGCGGCACAGTTCAACCCATTCATTGACCCAGCGATCATCACGGT